AGATCGCTGAGTTGAAGGCTGATGTTCAACGCGGGCATGAGTGGCAGCGTGGTTACGCAGATCGGCTCATCGAATCCCAAGCCCAATGCGACCAGGCCAGGGCGCAGTGCGAGCGGATGCTCACGACGCTCTACGAAATAGAACGGATGCCGTTTGGGTTTGAAGCCGAACTCCACGTGATGGCTCTGGCCGCCCTCGACCAGCAGGCCCAGCCACAAGAGGTGCATCGCTAGCTGATGATGGCCAGTCTCGACGAGCAGCAGCGTATCCTCGTCCTTACCGCGGCCGTCGAAGGACTCGCCCTGCTCGCCAAAGGTTTACGGCGCCGCGGGGCTAACTGCCACCTGTGCGAATACAGCCCCGACGTCGTTCGCTTCCACCTCGCCCACTGGCGCGAACTCAAGTCCGCTACCGAAGGCTGCTCAGCCGCTGGCGCCAACCCCATCGGCGGCGGCATCCGTGATCGTATGAGGCTCGCCGCCATCCTCGCCGATCTCGAAGCGGCAACCGACCAGGCGCTCGAGCCACTGCTGCGCTGGCAATCGGTGTCACGCATCTACAAACGCCAGGAACGATTCAGCCGCTACCTCGCCCTGCGTCGTGTCGCGCTACTCAACCTGCACCATCCTGAGCCGTCGGCACCGCTCGCTGAGGCTATCTGCCTTGAGGCCATCGCTCGTGCGCTCGGCTGGTACAGGCACGAGCCATGCGAAGGTGAGGATTGACAAAGTAGTGACTGTGCAAGTACGGTCAGCCGTTGAGCGGTAGGGCTGTGCCCTGCGCGGGAGGTGAGCAGATGCCACGCGTCCCTCTCTCGCAGCTCAAGCCGGCTAGAATGAAAAGAGACGGGATGCTCGAAACACCCCGCCTCAACACCCCGAAGGGATGGAACCCCTCCGATGGCAACGCTAAGGTTAGCTTGGTATCGAACCTGTTTGCGATGCCGCACTCGTTTCGATCTGGGCGCGCGGGACGACGTAGCACGTTACTGCACGGTTTGTCGTCAGAAGCCGATTGTCGGCCCTTTGCGTGCTCTCAGCGATGCGGAATGTGCCTATCTTGCTGGGATTATCGACGGCGAGGGGCATGTGGGATTGGCCCATCACCCTGCGTCCAGTGGCAAGGACAAGAACCACAAATACGAGTGGTGGGTGCCACTGGTCGCCGTCTCGAATACAGACAAGCGGTTGCTGTGGTGGCTCACCGAGCGATTCGGCGGCCCTGTCTTAGTGCAGAAGATGAACCCGAATCTGGCTGCACGCAAACAGGCCTACGTGTGGAAAGTGACCAGTCAGCGCGCGGCCGTCGTGCTCAAAGCGGCATTGCCTTACTTAGTGCTCAAGCAGGAGCAGGCCAACATCGTGCTGGCGTTCATGGAGACGCACGCAAATGTTGGAAGGCGTGGGCATGAACTCGCGACGATCGAACGACGCCGAGGTCTCGTCCAACAACTCCGAGACCTCAACCGCAGAGGTGTTGGCAAAAGTGCGATTGGTACCGCTTTCACAGTTGCGCCCGGCGAGTTGGAATCCGAGGAGCATCACGTCTGAGCGCATGAAAAATCTCATGCGTGCGATCGAGACCGATCCTGATTTCCTGCGATTGCGCCCGGTTCTTGCTCAAGCGAACGGCGAGATTTATGCCGGTAATCAACGCTATCTGGCTGCGCAGCAGTTGGGCCGCGATAGCGTCTGGGCAATTGTTGAGGATATCCCTGACCGGCTCGCCAAGGAACGGGCACTCCGCGATAACGGCTCGTGGGGCGAGTGGACCGACGACCTGACCGCTCTGCTGAACGAGTTGAAGGCCGCGGACGCAGACCTTGATCTGCTCGGCTTCCCCGAACCCGACCTCGAGCGGCTACTGGCCGAGCCCAAGGTGCTCAACGAGGACGATGCCGACCTCACGCCACCGGCCGAGCCGATCACCAGGCCCGGCGACCTTTGGCTACTGGGTGAGCATCGGCTGTTGTGCGGCGATGCGACGAACGCTGAGGACGTGGCGCGGCTGATGGATGGTGGGAATCCTGACATGGTGTTTTCTGACCCGCCGTATGGCATCAGCATTGTGAGTAGTAACGGCACCGTGGGCGGCCCAAACCTCGCGCCAATCGGGATTTATCCGGCGGTTAGGGGCGACGAGACGACCGAAACGGCTGAAGCGGCGGCGCGTATCGCGCTCAACCTGTGGCCCCGTGCGGCGCATGTCTGGTGGGGAGCTAATCATTACGCCACGGTGTTCCCTGCGTCACCATGTTGGCTCGTATGGGATAAAGAAAACGGGGCCAACAACTTCGCGGATGCAGAACTTGCTTGGACGAATCGTCCCACGGCTGTGCGTATCTTCAGGCACATGTGGCAAGGGATGCTGCGCGATAGCGAGAGATCCGAGAAGCGGGTTCACCCGACGCAGAAGCCTGTGGCGTTGGCCTGTTGGGTCTATGAGACTTATGGAGCGGCGACAGACTTGATTCTCGACCCATTCCTCGGCTCAGGCACCACGCTAATCGCCGCGGAGCAACTCGACCGACGCTGCTACGCGATGGAGATCGAGCCCGCCTACGTGGACGTATCGGTCCGTCGATGGGAAACAGTTACCGGCAGGAAGGCCGTTCTCGATGGCGAAGCAGCGCTCGTACAAGCGCACGCCTGAGGTCGAGAAGCGGATCTTCGATGCGATCCGGCTCGGCGCAACGTACAAACTGGCTGCTCAATACGGCGGAATCGATGTCGCAACCCTGTATCGCTGGCTCGACAAGGATGCCACGTTTGCGATGCGACTCAAAGAGGCCGAGGGTGGTGCGGTCGTCGGCTGGCTGGCCAAGATCGAGAAGGCCGCATCCGATGGCAACTGGCAGGCCGCGGCGTGGAAGATGGAGCGGCGCTATCCCGAAGACTACTCGCTGCGCCAGCGGCTTGAGCACACCGGTGCCGATGGCGGCCCTATCCAGGTAGAGCAGGATGTCACTTACTCTCTCGAGGAACGACAGCGGCGAATCCTTACCATCGTTGACCAGGCAAGAGGAAGATCTGATCCTGCTGCTCTCGGAGCCCGATCCGATCTGGATCCCGCAGGACGGAGCCCAGACGAGGGGCTGGCTGACACCGGCTGATGAGCTGTACTACGGTGGCCAGGCTGGCGGCGGTAAAACGTTCCTGCTCCTGGGATTAGGGCTGACGGCTCACCGTCGAACAATCATTTTCCGCAAAAACTACACTCAGTTCACTGGTGGTGATGGGTTGATCAACGTAGCGGCGGGGCTGGTCGGATCCCGCGGCCACTTCTCCCAGCGCATCCACGGATTGCAGATGAACGACGGGCGCACCATAGAATTCGCCGGCGTCGAAGACCTGGACGCGCAAAATAAATTCAAGGGCAAAGCGCACGATCTGAAAGCGTTCGATGAATTGCCCGAGTTCCTCGAGCAGCAATACTTATTCTTGACCGGCTGGTTGCGGTCAACCGTTCCCGGTCAGCACACGCGCATTGTGGGCGCCGGGAATCCGCCAACGAGTGTCGAAGGCGAATGGGTGATCCGTCGTTGGGCACCGTGGCTCGACAGTCAGCACAATTATCCTGCGACCGGCGGTGAGCTGCGCTGGTACGCTCGGATCGACGACAAGGATACCGAGGTTGAGGACGTTACGCCGATCGACTGGCGCGGCGAGACGATCACTCCGAAGTCGCGTACATTCATTCCGGCCAGTCTCGCGGATAATCCGATGCTGGCGCGAACGGGTTATACGGCAACACTCCAGTCCATGCCTGAGCCGTACCGGAGCCAGTTGCTGTACGGCGACTTCAGTATCGGACTGAAGGATGACGCGTACCAATGCATCCCGTCAGCGTGGGTTGACGCGGCGATGCGACGCTGGCGTCCTGAAGATAAGCCAGAAGGTCAGGCTACGTGTGCCGGTCTGGACGTGGCGCGCGGTGGTGCAGCGAAGACCGTACTTGCACAGCGCTGGGGTAACTGGTTCGCACCATTGCAGCGCTACCCCGGCAAGGAAACGCCCGACGGCCAGGAATGCCGCCGGATTGTTTTCCTGGCACTTCAGAATGGTGGCTACGCGAATATCGACCTCGGTGGACCTGGCGCCGCGGTTGTCGACTTGTGTCGTGAGTCTGATCTGAACGTTGTGCCGGTCAATTTCGGCGGTGGGACGAAGCACAAGGACCGGGCGAACTTGCAGCACTTTCTCAATGTCCGAGCGTTCATGTACTGGTCGCTCCGGGAAGCGCTCGATCCGGAGA